TAAATAGATTGTTGCAAATATGCAACATCTGCTAAATCACTTATGCCGATAGGTCTTTTCGCTCCTCGTAAATTATAAACATTAACTGCTGGAATCTTACGTAAAGGATTTGGTATTTCTTCGATTAATCTTGCTTCGCCCTCTGCATACTCTTTTTCAAAATCTTGTATTTCGTAAGTTGATATAACTTCTTCTGTAAAAACTTTGACGATTGCTCTTTCATTGTTTATGTCCTCAACTATGACCAAGTAATCTAAATAAAATCTTCCGCTTGATGCTCTACGATAGTTCCAATTAATTACATTCTCTGGAGTATAGATTGAAATATATGGTCTAATATCTTGTGATAATTCTTCTGCTCTTGTTTTTAAATTTGTTTGTGGCTTATCAATGACCACCCAACAGTTACCATAAATACTTGCATTCATTTGTACTTCTCTCATCACAGTATCAAATGATCTGCCATCTAAATCTGCATCATTTAAAAAAGATTCTAATTGTTGTTCGCCATCTAACGAACCATAATCTCTTGTTGGTGGAACTCGCCATAAAAAACTTGTATAAATTTGAACAACGTTTTTACAATGATTGTCAACAGGTGTGTGTTTAATCCTTTGATCGTATTCTTCTGGTGTTTCTAAAATATATCTATGTAAATAATATCCGTTTCTGTAATCGTTGCCACCCAAGTAGCTACGTATATAAAATTCCCAATTAGCAATGTTGGCATGCCATAATTGGTGTTTTGTTTTTAATGCCTTACTATCCATCAACTCCACCTTGTAGGAGGGTTAGGTTTAAAATCCCTACGTAAAGGAAAATTATACTCTAGCATATATCCCAACGCATCGTTAAAATGGTCGTAACCACTATCTTTGTCAGGCACATGTGTTCCCTCTTTGTATATTTGTCTTTCTATGCTTTTTATCACATTTTTACAAGAATTTAAAATAAACAAACTATGCTGTCCTTTTGCATTTTTTAATTTGGCATTTACAGAATTTATACGATCTCTTACTAATGGTGCAGAGTTTTTACATTTAACTTCAAAACCAGCATTTTTTAAAATTGCTAAATCAGTTATACCACCAGCAGAAGTTTTTCTTTGTCTAGCACTAGGATCAGGATAAATCACAATATTTTTTTTATACCTTTGTTTTATTTCATCAACCATTTCATTTGTATTTGATGACCATATTTGTATTTCATCTATAACATATATCTTATCTTTTTCTATAACGCAAACTACTGCACACATTGGATCAACATTGAAATCTAATCCAATATGTAATGTTAATATTTTTTTTTTATAATTATCAATTAAATTTTTACTTCTATCAAAATTATAATAAATCATTCCAGAATAATTAACAAAAGATGCAAGATACTCTTGTTGAAAAGTTCTCTCATCTAAATCGTCTTTGGCTTGTTCAATCTCTTCTTGGGGAACTTGCATACCCTCTAATGTTGTAAATTTAAAACTTTTCCATTCTTTATCTGATAATCCTTTTGTATATAAATCATAAGACCAATTACCGAATCCACGTGGAGTACCACAAAATAGTGCATGTCCTTGCGTATCACTAAGAGTTGGTCTGAGTACTTCATACCATGCTACAGGGTTTATGTCGCTAAACTCGTCCATCACTAAAAAATCAAGTCCTACTCCACGTAAGCTGTTTTCGTTATCAGCTCCACGCAACGATATCCTTGAATGATTACGTAATGTTACTGTGAGATCAGAGTTATTTATATCCTCAATCCAATTATGAGCTCTTAATCTTTGTACTAGTTCAGTCCAACATATTGACTTTGCTTGTCTATAAGTAGGAGCTACATACCATACTTTTTTACTTGGAAATCTAGCAAATCTTGCTAGTTCATTGATTGCTAAAAATGTTTTACCAAATCTTCTGCCACTAATTAATATTCTAAATCTTGATTTATCATTAATAACTTGTGCCTGTGGCTTGGTGTATGGCATTTATATTAAATCTGGGTTCCATGGTAATGGTTCGCTTTCCTCTGATGTTTCAACTTTATCTTTCATGCCAAGATAATTTTTCGATAGCCATATCAACATAGTAGTATTACCACGCATAGCTTTATCAAACATGGCTCTTCTCAATGACCTTTTGCCCTTGTCCCAGCCCTTTTTTATAGGGGGGTCAAAATTACGTTTTAGAGTGCTTACTGAAACACCACAAAAATTTGCAATCTCTTCTCGAGTACACTGCATGGTGGCTAGTTTTTCTATATCTTCCAACGAATATGGGATGTTTTTTTTAGGTCGCCCAACTTTTTTCTCTTTATCCATATAATCCTCTTTCCCCTGAGTATAGGTATTTTTATGTTAATTTTGACTTTTTACCTTTTTTTCCTCCTTTGGTCAATCAACCTTACTTCTGGATATTTACTTTTTGATTTTGTATTACGTTTACAATACATGGGAAAAGTTTGTAACAACCATTTTACTGCAGTTTCTTCGTACTCTACAGTTCTATAATTTTGTATGCCACCTTTTTCCGAATAATATTTTGTTTTCGGTGCTACATAATTAAATCTAGTTACACCACCATCAGCCATGTAATATCTGATTGATCTTTCAAAATCTTCTTTACCATACTCTGGATTTGTTGATACGTATGCTTTTTCGTGATGATTATTTCGCCAACCATAAAAACAAGCAACTATATATTTTAAATTAAATGTTACATTATTTTTCATAAAATAAGGATTGATTACAGGGTTTACTCCCCACATATCGAAATTTTTATCAAGTGATACTGTGAAAGCATTTTCTACAAACTCAGTTAAACTGTTTAATTGTATAGTGTTTTTGTCATCAACTTTCATAGCAACTAAATCAATGTCATCATCAATACCCAATATAAGTTCATCTTCTTTGTAATAATCTACAATAAAATTACGTTGAGTATTAACATGGTTTGTGTTGCTAACTATAATATTAACAGGAAAATCTTTTAAATTATTACGATATGCTTGTTCTTCATTAGGGTCACTCAAGAATATATCAACTTTTGACATGTCAATGTCAGTTTCTTTTAAGTAATTTAATGTTTTTTGAGTTATGGTTTTTGCTCTGGATATAGATGGTATTGCTACTCTAAAATTCATCTGTACCACGCACCAATAGTATGCCAATTTTTATCGCCAATAAGTGGTTTTTTATGTATTTTCCAATCATCAAAAAAACTTATTAATTTATGTGCTAATTCATTTCGCCAATGTTTTTTTGAAAAATGTATTTCGATTGTAATTTTTTTAACATATTCTGGTAATGGTTTTTGTAACAGATCGTATTCAGCACCCTCGCAATCCATTTTAATTGTAGAAGGTTTTAAATTTTCTAAAACTTCATCAAATTTTTTGCATTTAACTTTGATTTCTTTTCTACCTCTAAATTGAGTAAGAGAAAAATTACCTTTATTTCTTCCTGTTGTTAAATAAAAACTTTGTTCAGTTTGATCACCACTTACAAGTGCATAATTAAATGGCACAATGTTTGGTTTATTTTCACAGTTTTTTAAAACCATATTAAAATTATCAACTTCTGGCTCAAAACAATGTATTAATTTTGCTTTTTGATTATGTGCTAAAACACTATATCCACCAAAACAAGCACCAACATCAAGAACATTTTCGTCTTCAGGACACATCCATGCATAAGTCCTTTTTATTTCGTTAATAATTTCTTTATCGTATGTATTTTCTCTAATAAATAATCCTTTGTGTTCAATCATTTGTGTTTTATCCTTTCTAGTTCTTGTTCAGCACTACCACATTGTGTCATTTTTTCTCTAAAATATGCTACAATTGATATTCTTTCAGCATTTCCAATAGGTTTTATTTCAGTATTACCATGTAATTCGTGAACGTCAAAAAAAGCTAAATCACAACTTCTTACATCTACACCAACACCATATTTAGGTATTATTGTATAAGCACCTTTATATTCACCAGCTTGTAAAACTCCTAAATTACCAAAACCCTCTTTTAAATCGCCTTTATCATAATGACATGCAGTTCTAAAATTTTTGTTTACTGTAATTGTAGTAAAAGGTGTTTGGGGTATTTTAAAATCTTCATGAGTATTATCCCATGCCTTTTTTTGTGCTTCATATTTATCTGGAATATATTTTTTAAATAAATCGCCTATATATTTTACATACGGCAATGTTTTTTTATATTCTTCAAAATAGTTACGAGTAAACTCTGTCGTTCTGCAATAAGGTATTCTTGCATATCTATCAGCATAACCTACAATAGAACTATAAACTGCTCTCGCTTTAGGCGAGTTTGATAACGTACCATCTTTTTTAAGAGGATAAAATCTATTACCTTGTATTTTACCTACTGTTAATCCGTCAATCTTATCGCCCATTTTGAGTTCTGGAGGTAAAGGACCTGCGGCTTGACCTCGATTATTTGATAAATATGTTGCTTTTCTAAATGATTTATATGCCTCAAAAGCAATATTTTGTGGGATTATATTTTTTAAAAATACAAGTAATGTTTCGCCTTTTTCATTTTTGACTATGGTATCGCTATTTATTACAGGATATTTCAAATAAGATTCATCTAAAAAATTACCATGTAATTGCCTTATTTGTTCGTCAGTAAGAACAGGATTAGCTTCTATTGTTCTCATTTTCTATGGCTTTATAAACAGTATCCGTCAAATTATTAGTGTTATATCTTTCTTGTAAGTTTTCTATCATAGCTTTAAATTTAGGCTCTGATTCAGAATTAAAAAATAATTGAATCATTCTTACTTGTGAGGGTATAAAATCTTCAATATTTGCTTCATTATTTTCCATTCCTGATTGTTCTGGACTTACAAATAACGGATCATCTTGATTAAATATTCTGTTTAGTTCGTTTTGTTCAAATCCTAAACTTTCCAAATCAAACTCTGATTTTTGTAAATCTAATAGTTCTAAATTTAATAATTCGTTATCCCACTGTGACTCTTCTGCAACACGATTATCTGCAATACGATATGCTTTCACTTGGTTTTCAGATAAATTATTTGCAACGATTACCGGGACTTCTTTCATACCAAGTTTTATTGCGGCTTGATATCTTGTATGTCCTACTATAATAACATGATCTTTATCAACCACTATGGGTTGTTGAAATCCAAACTCTTTTATAGAACTTGCAACTTTATCAACATGTTGATTTTTTCTTGGGTTTCTTGAGTAGGGAACAATTTTATTTATTTCAATATTTTGCATAATTACCTATATTCGTTGACCATTCCTAAATCTTCAATGGCTTGTTGTTTTGTTATTTTACCTTTCTTTATACCGAGATCAATAACATCTTTATTTTTCAATGCCCAGTCTTTAATAAATCTTGTGACTTTTTTATCACGTATTGCATCAGTGAACATTTGTAGTCTTGTTTCCTCTTGATTTACAACTCCAAAATTTTGATATTTATCTGGTATATCTTCTTCCCACCTTTTATCTTTCAACCATTTACTAAAATGCGGAATAAATTGTTTTTCTTCTGTGCTAGAGCATAATTTATTATAACCCAAAACAATAGTATCATCATCAGTAGTTTTTTTTGCAATTTTATATTGCTCGTATGCTCTAAACTTGCTTCCTCTTTTGTTGTATAATCTTCCCCAAACATTATCAAACTCCTTTGTATATATGGTTTGATTAGAGGTAGGGGTAGGGGTAGAGGTAGGGG